TATGGTATTGTCATTTTGATATATAAATAAACTTTCCCCAACCGAACCAACTCGGCTCCGGCCTGTGTTATACAGATTGTAAAATGATAATATACAATTAGCGAACCCTCAAAAACCTTTACAAAATAATACCGGGTGTGTTATAATAGAGTCATCAAAGGGAATGAGCGCTCACCTTTGAACAAAACTAATCTAAAACAAAAGGAGAAAATCAACTATGGAAACAACCGCACTTATTGCAACCGCAACAACTCACGAAAGCAAAGTAAACCTTTTTCGCGCACTGACGAACGCAAGTCCGTTTAGTGAAGCAGTAAACAAAACATTGTCCGTGGTACAGATCATTGATCAGCCCGCTGTCAACGATCAAGGCGAATCGGTCAACCGTTATTTCTTCCTGTGCGAAGATGGATCCGCATATATGTCTATGGCGCTTGGAGTTGACAGTTGTGTCAAGGCTGTTCGGTCTATTTGGGGATCGGATTTTGCTGAACCCTTGCAGATCGTGCCTTGTCAGGTTAAGACGAAAAACGGCCACACTTATAAATTTACCGTACTGTAAATTTATTAAAACTCAAAATTATAGCCCGGTTTATCCGGGCTATAATCATTTAATGGTGAATGATTATGAAAAAATTTATTCATACGAAACAACGAAAAGCGGCACTTGCAACAGTAATTCGCGGATATAATTATAATATTCGCCGAGCCGCCGCCTTGAAAGCACACGGTAAATATCAAGGCGTTGTTCTTCCTAAAATGTTGAATGTTGAAAAAGAATTTGCAAAAATAACAACATTGGAGGAATACAACGAGTTAATAAATCGGCTAAGAGAAACTGCGGGGGCTATCCGTGAAGAAAAAGTAATACAATTAGGACGATACAAAACTATTGAAACTCAAACAACGCGAATTATCAAAAAACAGCAAGAAAGAAGTATTCAGGCATTTATCCAAAATGAAACACCTGCAAAAACTGAATTCAAATCCGCAAAAGCCTTGAAGAAATTTATGTACGAATATCAACGGGAAACTTTTGAATCATTCAACGAAGCGCGGGCAGAGGTATTCAAAGAAAATGTTGCAACCGCTTTAATTGCTTTAGGATTTGAGGATTTGTATGCAGAATGGCGCGGATTGTCGCTTATTCAAGTTGATTCTGTAAATAGGGCTTGGCCCGAAGCAGTAGAAGCGTTATGGGCGGCGTATGATTCTAAGGACCCGCAACAAATACAAGAAGCTTATGACCGAATGCGAACAGCTATAAACGGAGTAAAGGGAAAATAATATGAAAGAATTTATTTCCGATTTTGAAACACAAAAAGATCCGGAAACTGGGGTCATGTCTGTGTGGGCGTGGTCCATTGTTGAAGTTGATGATCTTTCAAATATTCAATTTGGAAATAATATTGCAAGTTGGCTTTCAGCAATTCAGGGACTTCCGAACGGATCATTGATAGGATTTCATAACTTAAAATTTGACGGTAGTTATATTTTAAGTTATTTATTAGGCGTAGCAAAATGGCAATACAATGACGATCCAAAAGCAAGAAAAGCAAAAACCGTTGAATGTTTAATCAGTTCAACAGGTGTTCATTACAATTATAGAATAAATTTCACCAAACGCAAATATGCTAAAATTTATGATACCCTAAAAATTTTCAATATGAGCGTTTCGCAGATTGCTAAATCTTTCGGAATCAAAGAGCAAAAGGGTTCTATTGATTATGCAACCTTTCGGGGATACAACTATACCATGACACCGGAAGAAGTTGAATATATTACTAACGATGTAATTATTGTAGCCAAAGCAATAAAGCAATTCAGGGCTGAGGGTCATGAGCGCAACACCATAGCGTCAAACGCTATGCGATATTATAAGCAAAATAGCTACTATTCAAATTATGAATTTTTAACATACTTTCCACATCTTGATGATGATTTGTATCATTTATTAAAACGCGCCTACAAGGGCGGCTATTGCTATGTCAACCCAAAATTCAAAGGTAAACCGGTAGGCCATGGTCGGGTATATGATGTAAATAGCTTGTATCCGTCTGTAATGAGCGACCCGCGCAACAAATATCCAGTCGGCACTCCGGTGTTCTTTGAGGGTAAATATAAAGACGATTCAATTTACCCGCTATATATACAGTTTATAACCGCACAATTTGAACTGAAAAAAGGAAAAATACCAACGATTCAAATTAAAAATGATAAACGGTTCAACCCTCGCGAGTATATAACAAGTACCGGTTGTTTAATGGTAAATTTGTATTTAACCAATGTTGATTTGGAAATGTTCTACGATTGTTACAATATAAAAGAAATTCAATATATAGGCGGTTATAAATTCATAGGTAAATCAGGAATATTTATTGACTATGTAAACCATTTCAAAGAAATGAAAATGCAGGCCACCGTTGAGAAAAATGCAGGTAAAAGAAGCATTGCAAAATTGTTCTTAAATTCTCTTTATGGAAAATTTGGTGCCAGCAACGACAAATTTGTAAAAAGGCCATATATAAACGATAAAGGAATCCTTGCCTACCAAACAGTGGAAACACCGCGACCTGCTAAAACTGTGTATGTACCGGTGGCCGCATTTGTGACGGCCTATGCCCGGCGGTTTATTCAAACTCTCTTTATCAAGAATGTAGATCGTTGTTGCTATTGTGATACGGACAGCTTACATTTGATCGGTGATGATCCCCCGGAGGGAGTAAAAATCAGTGATACAGAATTCAACTGTATGGCACACGAAAGCAGTTTTTCAAGGGCGAAATTTTTAGGTGCAAAACTTTACATTGAAGAAGATGAAAAAGGCAATCTTGATGTAAAGGCGGCCGGGTTGGGACAGAATGAAATTGTAAAAAATCAAATCACTTTTGAAAACTTCAACACCGAACAAGAATATTTTGGTATTTTGAAAAGCAAAACCGTGCAAGGCGGTGTAGAATTAAGCGAATCCACATTCAAGATACGCGAGCGCGGAACGCGCTTTTAATAAACAGTGTCGATTATTTAAGCGAATTTGCCCAAATCTATTTACAGATTTGGACATTCGTGATATAATTAAGGCAAGAAATGAGTAAAGAAAGAATTTAATTAAATGGAGGAATAACAATGAAAGAATTTAGACGAATTTCCGGGACGAAAGTACGACAGGCTTGTATTAATCATAATTGGTTTACTTGCGGGGATATTAATGATTATGATGCATTCCTTGAATATATTTACGGTAGTAGTTATGAGGGCAGAAATATTGACACCGGTAGACTTGAATTCATTGCTAACAAGATTAAAAAGCATAGCGATACAGACTATGATATACCTCAAATCATGTTTGCGCTAAATGCAGAGTGTTGCACGACCTATTTTGAATAATTCAACGCGCTGGGGCTGAGCAAATCAGCCCTGGCATAACAACTAAATTAAAGGGGTAAAATTATGAAATTACAAAAAAGATGGAAACGTCATTATGAACGAGGATGTGCAAATGCTTATTGGATTGATATTGAATCCCCAATTATTATTTTTGATTCATACACAAACACCTTTGTAAAATACGCTGATTTGTCAATTGAAAATCAAAATATGATTGATATAGCGGTTGATGATTTTGAAGACCCTTTTAATCGAGTTGTTCGTTTGGGTTCAACCTATTATGAGTGTTTGAATTACAATCAATTTGCTCTTTTGCGGGAAATTAAACAATTTGATGAAACGGGATACCAAATAAATGAATTTGGCGAGGTGTAAAAAGTGATTCGATTTTTAATTAAACAAAATTTTGCTTGGGCTGAAAAATGCTTTGACAGGGAGGGAGAAATAAAAAAGCCTTTTGAGAGGTATTTTTCTTCCTTCATCAATCAGGTGTTAAATGGCAAAAAAGAAATAACGCTAAGAGCGCCAAACACCTTGACTGGGGTGCGATCTCTTATTTATTTTTCCAATTCCTTAGACTTAATAAGGTATCTAATTGAAGTACACGAAGAAACCAATGTTGTCTCTTTAACATTCAAAATGAACGCCAACGCAAAATCAATGCACGCGGCAAGGAATGTAATAGCGAGGTGTGGGAAATGAAATTCATGGATTTATTCGACATAGAATCAACGGTTAGGGTTTGCGACATCATAATTTTATTTTTAATCGGGGGTGATGATAAGATATATTTTAATCTTGCCAATCCGAATGAAAATGATTACATATTAAAACGCGAGCGAATTATTTCCAACGGTTGGGAGCCTTATTATGAATGTAAAATAAAATGGATTGAAGAAGAATGTTCAGGTGAATCAGATGTGGGTTATCTAACCTTGATTATTTAAAATATTATTCAAAAGTGACTTGAAAGCGAGGTATGAAAAAATGAAATGTACGGACTGTGCATATTACAAAATATGCAAGAGTTTGAATAATACCGGTATATTCGCCAAATTCCCTAAAGTTGATTTTTGTCCTCTGTTTGAGCTAAATTCTGAAGAAAAAGTTAAAGAAAGTGAGAAGAAAAAAATGCAACCATCAGTATCAACCGCGCTACAAGCAATCCTTGCAGATAGAGGATACAAGGTGCTTGAATTAAAAACATTTTCCGGTGCCACATTTGTCGGCACCAACATTCAAATCAAATTCAACAAATTCCTTTTAACAAAATGCGTCTATTGCAATGATGAATTGTTTTCCACAATTCAAAATATATCGGAAGTGCGAATCTTATTTTTCAGCTAAAATAAAAGAACCCGGGGATTTCTCCCCGGGTCTTTTTATTTGTACCGCTTGCAGGCAATATTATAATCATAAATGCAAATCCACCCGGAGGGGATCCGCGCCCAAATATTTTTATTACCTTTGTAAACCAATTCAAGGATTGTACATTTGGTGCCGCGTTTTAGGTATGCAATGTTGTTTTTGTCATCGCGATTCAAACAATGTTTTCTACCGTCCGAAGTCAATTCCTTGATCTTTTTTCGTCCGGTGTTCGCGCCTGCACCTTTATACACCCCTCGCACATAGGTCAATGTAATTGTCGATCCAATTTTAGGTTTAGGGTAGTCAAAAATAGCACCGCGCATTTTAGGCCGAAGCACACCCAGCACCCCATTGTAGGTGTGTTTCACTTTTTTGCACTTTGAACCGCGCGGCCAATTTTGATCGAACGATTCAAACCACTTTGTATTTCCGTTGCCGGTAGCTACGGCAATATGACCATAAGGGGATATTTTTGTTCCCCAAACAACAATGTCACCTTTTAAGGGAACGAAAGTAGGATTGTTTTGGATTTTTTCAAAGTTTTCAACAAGGGGTTTTCTTTTTTCAAAGTTTGTATAATAGTCAACCGCATTTCCCCACGCCCCTGGCTTGATACCGAAGCAGGAATTTAAGTAAACCTTTGCCAAATCCACGCACTGTGCGCCGGACACGCGGTCATAGTCAATTAGCCTGCCTTTGCATGCGTTGTAAAACTGATCGTAGGTCATTCGGTATAACCCCTTTCTTTCGTTTCATTCTTAACAATATCACCGGCAATGGCCGCGGAAGTGAAGCTATTATTTTTCCACCAACTCCACACTGTGGAAAACACTGTTAAAAGTGTGGAAAAGAATAAGTAGACCTCATCATCGGAAAACGGAAGCGGATTTTTGCCGATCATAGTTAGAACAGAATTGACAAGCGCAACAAAAGTCACGATTGTGCGAATGATTGTATCTTTTGAAACATTTTTCATTTTATTTTGTCCTCCAAATCTTGAATGCGGTGATCTGCCACCTGCTGGCGCAGTTCTTGAAGTGCAACCCTTTGTTGTAGGTTGTTGTACTGTTCTTGTTTCTTTTCAAGTTGTTTAATTCTGTACAAGGTTTTTGAGTTTGCAAGCCACGCGGTGAGCGAAGTGCCCACCAGCGTGACCGCGGACGACAGAATTATAGTTAACTGTTCAACTGTAATTCGAATCACCCCTCAAAAACAATTCCGTCAACAACAAGCCCGTTTGCATCCGACACGGTGAAAATTCTGCTTCCGTCAAAAGCAACTTTAACTGTGTTTGACCCCTCGGTGACCAACATTGTAAAGGCTGATCCGCTTTTGAAACCGTAGAAATACTGAATTCTTTCAACCCCGGACGCGCTTGAATGATAGCGAACTCCTATCCGGCTTGAATGCTGAACCATGCCTGAAATCATTTCAGCAGACCAAGGTTGCAGCCCACCATCGGATGTGGTGTTAATCGACCCGGAAGTCCTGTTTTGTGCGTCACAGATTTTACGCTGACAAATCAGCGTATTATCGGATTCAAGGTTCACACCGATATTGTGCTTTTCGTATCCGTAAAGCTGAGACCCTCGTTGCAATCGAATGCAAGGCGTTGTTGGCCATTCTTTTAAGGTGCCGGATCCGCCACCGGAAAGAACCAGTGTTGTGTTCAGCATATTGTACGCGGTTTTACCTGACGAATAAATCAATTCAACATCGTTGCAAATTAACTTATTCACATTTACCGCGCGGATTGTATGCGGTATGTTTGCTTCATTGGTGTTTGAATTGCCTACCTCCAAATTATCAAGAGTCACAGAATTACAGTTATGCATGACAAGCCCCATAAGTCGCGGTCTTGTAGCGGGCGGATCATTTGAATCATAGCGACCGGTGATATATACATTCCCACCGTTAGCAATGTTAAACCATCGATATGAATTCGCCCCGGCTTTAACATGGATTTCTGCTTCTTGATGATAAATCGGGCAGGCGAGTAAATCCATAGCTTGAAAGATTTGAATAAATGGATTCTCTTTCGTACCATCGGGTGACCGGTTCATGTGGTATATCCCGCCGTTATCAACACTATTGTTTACATGTATAATATTGTTGAATGTAGAATATCCGACGCCATGCCCCTGCGTGGTGGTTTGTTTAATGGAGGACGGTGTACCCTGCAACAGAGATCCGCGCCAAATAGAAATCATTGAATCAGTGGGGTTAACGGCAGTAATCCCCTGCGAGTTTGCGTAAACATAAAATTTATCATTTACGGTTAAATCTTCAAATTCACCACTCCAAAATCGTTGATTATCCAAATACTGCGGAATCGTGAACTGACGAATATACGCCCCGGATTTATCGTATATACGAATTGTATTAGGGGAATAGGTCAGCATTACAAAAGCGGTTGCATTTGCCTTGACAGTTTGCATGATATAGTCAAATCCGGGGTTTGAAAGTGCCACCATATTTGACGCGGTATTTGTGGCGGGATCCCACTCATATACATTCAATCCTTGCGAAATATACATTTGATCGTTGGTTTCATCGTATGCAACAGAAGATACCGCGCTTTCATTGTACCCGGCAGGCGAAGAATACTTTTGGATTGTCGCCAGTGTGGTAGGGTTCAACTCAAAGATCGTCTTAGACGGTGCACCGTTTAATTCGCTTGTGGCAACAAAAAGACTATTTCTTTTTGAATTATAAACAATTGCATTGGCATGGCCTAACCCCTCAATATCCCGGCGGGCGACTTGTGCACCGTTGGAGTAGTTGAAGATCACCACCGCCGCCGTGGTGGGGTGTAACTCCAATGTGTGCCCCCGGGGCACAAACGCGCAAGCATAATAATGATTCCCGCCGATTGTATAGCGCGCCCCGCCTTGGTTCACCGGGTAGCGGGCTGTTTCCTGCTCGGCGTTGGCAAGATTTTCACCACGATATGTGTATCCCAACAGCCACCGCTCAAAATCAATATATGTTGAATGCGGTTGATTTTTGAATGTTACAAAATCCTTTTTTAACTGTGCAATTTCCTTTCGGAATTCGTCAAAATAGGGGTCGCAGATCACGGCAAGAATTTCTTTCAGGGTGCCGTCATCGTACCACTTTTGCAACTGCTCCGTGACTGTTTCCTTAATGTGCTTGTCAAGGTTTTCCAACAAATCAATAACATAATTTATCAATTCGTCGTAACTGTTCACCTTTTCAATCACTTCATTCATCTTTTTTAGGACACCGTAGAGCAGTTCCTCAAAAGATAATGAATCATCGTAGACCTGCGGCAGTATGCGATTGCAATAGAACCGCCGAAGCACCGCGATCGGGTCAACATCGGGTTTTGGATAATTCATAAATTTACCTCCTTAGTACCATAATGGCATAAACAGATCTTTATATTCATCAAGCAATTCCGAATACAATCCGTTTACTTCATTTTTATATTGCCGGAACACTTCACCGGCGGGCATCGTTAAACCGGTAATTGTTTCGATTTGGTTTGATTTTGTTGTGGTGTCATTGGCGGTGGTGTTTGATCCTTTATCCGTTGTTTTGTTGGACGCGGTGTCAAGGTTTGCCCTATCAGCGTATTCAATCGAATTGAAATCTTTTGCTTTTATCATATTTCCGGGAAGATCACTTGCCGCACCCCGCATTGTTGAATTTGAATCGTTTTGATTTGAGAAAGAACCGGTTGACTTGCTTTTTCCTGTGGCGTTTGAATCCGTTTTGCGGTTAAATTTTTGGTTTGCAACCGCCAAATCTGCGGTCATTTGTGCGAATCCATCAAAGGCTTTTGCATACCCAGGCATGACCTCCATACATTTAGCTTGCAATTTTACTTTCCATAAATAAAATGTTTCAAACGCAAACTCGTCTGTTAAATAATGAAAAATAAACAGAATTTCAAAATAGCGCTTGAAGTCCTCTATTTTCTGCGGAGTTGGATAATAAAAATTAAAGATCTTTTCACGCGCTGAATCAACGCGGTTATATAATCCCTCGTTTCTATCTTTGCATAAATTGTTTACAACAACTTCCAAACTTGTGGTATACCGTGCCATTAGTCCCCCTCCTCCGGATCATCGACAGTGTTTGATTCATCATCAAAGGCGGGTTTATCCTTTTCGATGATTTCACTTTGTACTCGCGGTTTTACAGAAATATCCAAGCCGAACCGGTCATTGATCTGCTTGCAAGCGTTTTTCCGTTCATATAACATTGTTTCCAAGTTAATAGACACAAATTGATTATTTGCGTTGACCTCATCGGTGATAAGGCGTTCCGCTTTTTCGTTCTGCACATTATTCACACCGAGAAATGAAAGAAATTCAGCTTTGTAACTTTCAAGCAAGGTATAAAGATCTTTGGCTACCAGCGGCGCGCCGGTATTCACACTATCAAAGCAATCATTAAAATCATTATCCTTGTCAATGAAAATATAGCCTTGCGATCCGTCATATTTTGCAAACAGATTCGCAAGCGCTAATTTTTGATTTGCCGTACCTTTTAGAATTACCGGTGTTTTTTGGGCGTTTACATTTATGTCAATTATCTGCTGTGTTTTTGCGATTTTGTCTACAAAATAATTGATATAAAAAAGGGTGGGAGTCCACATTGGATTGTTTTTGATTAAAACAAAATCGTCTGCGTTGTATTCCTGATTGAAGTTGATTCCGTAGCCGTTGATTTTGACCGGGTATCCGTACAGATTTAGAACTGATTGATCCGCCGCGCGTAGCCCTAAAAACCCCCGGTCACGATCGTTGCAGAACGCGGCCTTGCCGTCTTGGATCAATGCAAACTCTAAAAAGTCGGCGTCCACCGTCTCCGGCAGGTTTTCCCACTCAAACACTGTGGCGGCAATATTCATGAAGTAACATTGATAGATTTGGTTTAGTTGTGTTGCAGTTAAGATTGAATTGAATTGACCGGCAAAAGTACCGTTTGTTGCTGGGCTGTGATAAAGCGCAAAAGGTTTTGCGCTTGCCGGATTTTCCATTATTATCCCTCCTTTTAATTGTTATTCAGAGAATAATTCCCAAAATCGGAAATAGAATGCCAAATTGTGACCCCTGCGTTAAACATACCGCGAATTGAAGCGGCTTCCGGTGCAGGTGCATTTACTTTTATATTGCAATCAACAGTCTGTAGGTAATTCCATTTACTGCGGGTATTTTTCCAGCTGGATATTTTACCCCACTCGTTAATTGCATAGCCGTAAAGATCCAAAAAATCATCAATCGGCCCGCATTCATTGTACAAAGGTGAACAGTCAACCAATCTAAATTTACAGTTTTCACTCGATATAGAATTGGTATCACTTTGATTGCCTTTGCTTGCCACCTTAGAATTAAAGGCGCTTGTAATTTCTCTTGACGCACTGAAAATAGAACTAACAGCACCAACCCCAGAAGTAATGGCTCCGGCAACATTGCCACTTGCAAGATTTGCACCAAGACTTACTGCACCACCAGCCACAGCCCCGGCCGCATTCAAAACTGAACCAACACGGTTAAGCGACCCTTGAACACCGCCATTTTCGTTGTAGCCAATTTGCATTTCAAAAGCGTATGGGACATCAAAAACAGATTCGGCGGGTTTTGAATAATTTTTCAATTTCAGCTTAAAACCATTAGAACCTATTGGGCGCATTTCTGCGCTCATTTTGATTGAATTTCCCTTAATAAATTCAGGTCGCAAAGGTTGACTAAACCCGTTATAATTATAAACAATATAAACTCGACACATTGAAGTAAGCATTTTTTTGTTTCGCGGGGAATAGCCGCACGCTAAAGTGTTTCCTGCAATTTCTGCTTCTGTATCTAAAGTCATTGAAACATTTTCCTTGCAATAGTTTATTTCAACACCATTAACAGTGATAGGTACAATCCAATCACTGTTTTTTAACTTTGAATAAACCCAATACGGAACGCAACGAAAACCTATAATATCCTGGCGTCGATCCGTTGTACCTGCGTATGCGTCTATTATTTTTTGAATCACATTATGATCATAAATAAATCCCGCGTATTGGCCGGTCATTGAATCCAACTTACCGTATCCACCATAAACCCAATCGGATTCACCTGCTCCGGGTGGCCTTGATACGGAAATCATCGACCAATAAGGAACCCATGAATCACCACCTGAAAAAATTTCAATTTCCTTTTCATAATCGGCAGGCGCTCCCACCGGTTCAGGCTGAACCCAGCGGCCTACGGTGTCCTCACTTTTTTTCACATGAGCGCGGGCAATAAGTGATTTATAGTAAGTTATATTGAATTGGTAGGTTTGCCAGTAATCGGTTGTAATGTAAATCATCGCAATATCTTGTGCGATATATTCAACCCTGTCAATGAATGCATAATACCATTTTTTGTTTCCCTGACGATTTACAAAATCACGGTTTTGGTAGCGGCAATAATTGAATGCTTCAAAGCGCGCAAAATTCCCCTCGATCCTAAAGGCTTGATCCTTTTTGATATAATTGAATTTAGTTGCGCTTACACCTTTTTCCGCCAAATCATCAAAGGCGGCGACTTGCGCCGCCGCCGTTGGGAAATCAACAATGGCGTGGCACTCTTCCGGCTTACCCCATGGCACTGTAAATAGATCCAATCGTGTTGTAGGGTTAGTTACTGCCATTGTCTTTACTCCTTTTAGGTTTTTTTCGTCACTCGAATGCTGAAAACATACTTGCCTATAATATTTGCTTTATTATCGTATACATATAGACAATAAGTGCAAATAAGGGGCAAGTCAAGGAATCCAGCAACGCCGTGAAGATAGGTTGATTTTACTGTGACCTTGAATTGATCATTGTTTTTACCGGCGATTGATACATCCAAATCATAAAAGCCACGATTGATCCACTCATTGGCACTCACTTGCGAAAGCGCATTGTACCCCAGCGGTTCAAAAATGCCAGTTTCTGCATTGTCGTACGCAACATCAACAAGTTGTAACAACCCATCTATCTTTTCTGTCTTTCCGTATGTTTCACCGGAAAGAATGGGAACGGTTCTTGTATCGCTTGCTTCTGTTTCGGGTGGAGTTTCAATAAAATTTACCCCATAATCACCAGCGGCAGGGCAATCAAATTCAAGACTTCCGTCATGATTAAATTTTTTATATTTCAACATGACGGTTACACTGTAAAATTTACAACCACCGCAACCGGGGTTGCTACCCCATCGGCAATAATATTACAAAGAACCGTTGCCGTATGGGTGTTATCGGCGGTTGAATGGCCGGTGAATGTGATTGTTTTTGCGGTGGGGTCAAAGGTGATCGTCACATAATCGGCCAGCGTTTCAGCGGTGATTTTATCCTTGGCGGCACTTTCAAGAACCTGCTCAAATTCAAGCCGCATGTTATTCACCTTGTAGTCAGCGGGGGTTGTTGCATAATCAACCGTCTGCGTTGCGTCTGCCGCTTTCAGTTCAACAAAGTTTTCACCGCTTGGATTATGAAAGTCGGTGATTGTCAAATCCTGCAAAGCATCCGCTTTCGGCACTTCAAATACCATGGCGTTTGCAAAGGGGCAAATACCGTAAATCTGCCACACATGGAAGAAATACTGCCAGGTCAGGGAAGAACCGATAAAATCCTCCGCCGCGGTTTGAATGTTATCATACACCTGAAACAAGGCTTCATCACAAATCACAAAACCAATATCGGACAAGGTTTTGCCGGTGCGCTTTCTGTTTTCCAAATCGTAATTGTCATAGTCGAAAGAATCGACAACAATAAGATTGTTTCGGAAATCAGCTTCGGCCATGTTAAAGGCCATTGCAAGAACCTTTACACCCAATTTGTTAATCAAATCGGAGCGAATAATAATCACAATACGGTCAGCTTCCGACCATGTTTCCACAGGGTCACCGACTGCTCCGGGCTGATTGATATAATTGTTGTAGGCAGTTGACGGAAAAGTCATATTCATGGCTGTTTCACGAATGGTGGCTACCATATCTTCCGCTTCGTCTTTCGTGGCGGGCATTGCCAATTTACGGCCAAGGACAACATTGTTTGCGTATGCGTCAACGATGGCCTGCTTGAACAGGTTGAACTCGCGAATCTCATTGCCGGAGAACACAGAGTTGATTTTTGCGGATACGAAACGGTTAAAACTTTCATAGGAAACAAAAGCACCCATCAACTCTTCACGGTTAATAGACAGCGGGAAAACATCCTGCCGATTTCTGCTATAATAGGCTACCTTGGTATCGCCCTTGTATAGCTTCAAAATGCCGGACAGATTTTCTCCGTTGTAACCCATCGGATTGACAGGATTTTCATAGATCTGCTGAACATCGGTGCCCAGCGGATAGGGTCGGCCTTTTTTCAGGCGAGCAAGCCGATTAGAATATCGCTTTACTTCCACTGCGGTAAACATAATTCTATCTACCAACACAGAAATAAATTCATTTGTGTGTGCCTTGTAATTCAAGATCGGGTTTGCGAATTTGCTAATGTCATCACCATCGGCAAGAACAGGAACATCGGCCTGCGCGCTTTCACTCATCATAGAACGAACGGCATTCAGCGTTTTTTGCGCTTTCGCCGCTTCGGTCATTTTTTTAGAACTCATCGAAAAATTCTTCCTCCTTTAACTCCTCGATCACTTCATCGGGTGTCTTTTCGTCATTGGCGGGCGGGGTGTCCTCGGGTTTGTCTACCTCGAGTTTTTCGCCCACTTTCATCATCAGGTTGCCGTTGATCTCACGAATGCGGTTATTATCGTCTACAAGTCTTGCGTTATCGGTAGTCAGCCGTTCAATCTCACTTGCATAGTCCACAAAGGTATCCGTGATTGTGGCAAGATCGGGGCCGATCTCGGTTACATCTTCCGCTTTTGCAACACGATCAACAATTTCCTTGATTTGCTCAACGGATAGGCTCATTGTTATTACTCCTTTCATAATCTATTATATATAATCTTTTCCACTTCACTTTTGATTTGCAAACTTTCAAAAAACAGGCGCCCCGCCACTGCAAAGGACTTTATCTTCTTAATCTCGGCTCCTGCGTGCGGTCGGTTGTTTTCTGCTATTTTGTTTGCAGTTAATGGATTTGTCTTAGGGTCGCCTGTTTTACAGGCGTATAATGCTTGCGAACTGGAAGCGAAAAAGAAATATATTATATTGTTGTTAGTTTTAATGTTGAAAAGTTGAATTGAATCTTTGGGCTTTCGTTCGATCTGTGAATAATCATCGTTTAAGAATGATTCATTGTTTGCGTACTCGTTATATTCTGGCAGGTATTTGGTTGCTAATTTGTTTTGCGGTGTTGTAGCTTTTGCGAATGCTAACTCATTTGTAGTTGTTAACATTTCCGCGTATATTAAATCGTTTTTGAATAATGGGCTATAATGAAATTTGATTCCGAATGCTAAGCAATATGGGTTTATCATTGATAGAGCGTTTGCCAACATGAACACCTTGCCATCTTGGCGCGTTCGGAATACGGTTTCTTGCAAATCAGTGAACACTCTTAATTCATTCGGCAGATATCGCCGGAATGATGATTTATTATCAATAATAAATTCATCATAAACGATTGTTGTTACTGATGAAAAATCATCGGACCCTTTAAGAATGTCGGCGTTTGTCAGGGCGATAAATCGCCCTGCCTGCTCGCCGTCTATGTAGGCAGTTTTGCCTTTGATCTCAAATTTGTGATCAGGGTAGTTATTTTTATGCTTTGTGAAAAATCCATCTGTGGCTTCTTTTATTTCTGTTTTATAACGCCGAAGCCATACAAATTGTCTTTTGCTTTTTAGAAACTGTTCAATCACATACTTTTTTAACTGGTATGTTTTTCCTATACCTCGGCCACCAATTAAAATATTTAGGTAGCGGTTATATGATAAACATTTGCGTAAGCTATAATACTTCATAATTCGGTCGGCGGAGAAGTCGCACCCCGGATCCACCCGGTGCAGTTCGGCGGCCGACTCCTCGCCGGTGGCACCCACCTTCACTAATGCGTTTTGATTCTCCGCCGCCTTTAGAAATAAACAGAAAGGTTTATACACCTTCCATTTATAATGATAACAGATATTTTTTGTTTTGTCAAGGATTTTCAATAACCACTTTTTGTATATTTTCATATTACAATCTGTATAACACAGCGGCAGGGCTGACTTGGTTCGTTTGGGGAATGTTTACTTGTATATCAAAATGACACTACCATAT